AATGTCCGACAAGGAATAATACGGCGCACCCGCTACGCCTCCCGTGGGACGCGGGCCAAGGGTAAGCGGGCGCGGAGTGTATGTAGAAGTTCCGTCAGTAGTGCCATCAGTAGTGCCATCAGTAGTGTAAGGTTGACCGACACTGCCTGCTCCAAAAAAAGTAAAACCTCCGGCTCCTATGCCCGCATTTACGGATTCAAAAAGTCTTGTGAAAACATCCTTGTTTTGATCCGTGAAGTTCATGCCTGCAATGGCCGAAACATCAAGCGGGTTGTTTTGCCTATAAGCAGTTGCTAGCCATGACCCGTCTCCCGCGTCACTGCCTTCGCTGAAATGTTTTAAAAGCCAATCATAATCATAAGGGTCTGCGTTATCGAAATAACCCAATATGTTTAACAACTGTATAAATTCGCGATTAGTTGTGCCCTGATCAATAATGATCCTGCCGTCGTCGCCAACATTTGCGTAAGAGGGAAGAGTTGAAGTGGTTGAGGTGTTTCCGCCCGAAGTACCGGATACGCCCGAAATACCAGATGCGCCAAGGTTTATCAGCGAGTTGTATATACTACTTAGCTGATCCTCACTCATGCTTTCAACGACTTTCGGATCTAGCGAAGCCTTCCATTCTTCATAGGAACCAAGGTTGCTTGCAGTGCCGTCCCGAGGGTCTGTTACAGTCAAACCTCCGCCGTTGCTATATTTTTTGACAAAGCTACCAATCCCGGAGTACATCGACATAAAGGTTACCCGTAATATTGCATCGGTCGGAGATTGGTAGACTCATCTTCCCAATAATCCGACGGCAGTTGTACAAAATTGCCTTGCCGATACCGCATCAAGGCCTGCGTGGTGCTGTCCACCAAATCATCAAATTCGCCATTAGGAAACGCGGCGCATTCTTCAATAACATCATGCGCCCAAGACTCATCAGGTGCCCAGATCATGCCGCTTTCAAAAAGTGGTGATACACTATGAACCCTTGACACCTTGTCGTTCCCTCGGCTAGGCGTAAAGTTTACCACAGGAATGCCCATATTCCGCAATTCATGCGTTAACGGCATCCCGCTCGCTTTTGCCTCAATAATCACCGTCTCAGGCTCCCAAAACCTGTAAGACTCCATTGCAACTTGCTTCAATTCTGGAAAATCCCAACGCCCCTTCTTCGCATCAAGCAAAATTAACGCCGAAACCTGACCCTCTTCAGGATAAAACACACCCCACGTCGTAATCGCACTGTAATCCGCCCGCGTACTCTTGGAAAACGCCGTGTCATAGCTCTGAATCACGTACTGCAACTGCGGAATCTGTTGCTTGTCCCACGTTTTCCACCACTCCCGCTTAATAATCGCGTTTTCGTCGCCGGTGGGATTTTGTTGATACTGAGCATTCCACTTCGGCAACGGAATCGACGCCTTAACCGCCTGCATTTCCTCAAAAGACCAGAACTCAGGCCACAAAGGATTGCCAGAAGGCATCTCCATCGGGAACTCAATGACCTCCCAACTGTCCGCCAACGCATCCCGACCCTGCGCGCGGATCAATTGACCCGTCAAATCCTTCTCCGACCACCGCGTCATCACCACAATGATCGCCCCGCCCGGTTGCAAACGCTGTCGAGGACCACCCGTGTACCAATCCCACGCATCATCAAAACCATTCAACGACATCGCCGTCTGCTCAGAGTGCGGATCGTCAATAATGATCAAATCACCACCACGTCCCGCCAAGTTTGAGCCAACACCCACGCCGTAATACATCCCTCCACGGGCCGTGTCCCACCGACCAGAGGCCTTTGAGTCCGCCGACAGGGCGGCGTCGGGGAATATCTCAAGATAATCCTCGCGTTCAAGCAGGTTTTTGACCTTTCGACCAAAGTTGACCGCCAGTTCAGTGGTGTGAGTCGCCTGAATAATCTTCATCGCAGGCTTTTTCCCAATCATCCAAGCAGGAAACAGGAAGCTCGCAAACTCAGACTTGGTGTGTCGAGGAGGCATGTTGATGATCAGGCGCTTTAATTCGCCCTTGGCCACCCGTTCAAGCTTCTCGGCCATGATCCGATGATGCCTACCGGCAATGAACTCGGGCCACATCGAACGGACAAAGCTCAAGAAATTCCCCTGACACGCTTCGACCCGCTCAATCTGCGCCAAACGGTACTCAAGCTTCAGAATTTTCTCTTCGGCTTCCTCATCTGAAATGCGCTCAACTGACATATAAGACGCTCTTTTAATTACAGAAAACTATTAAAGCATATAAGACACCGTAGGTTTGAAATTTTTTTATAATTTTTTGGGCCTCGGGACTCCTAGCACTGCTTTTTTTTCTTTAATTATCTATTAATCGAAAAAACCAATCGAATTACTGGTTTTTATCAAAAAATTGAAACCGTATCGTTTTATCTCAGTATTGTTTGTGAAAAACATGCGCCTTGATGCCGCTCGCCGGGCCGCCGCCGCGCCGCGCGGATCGCGCGCCACGGGCCGCGCTGAACGCCAGCAATGACGCGGTCCGCGACTGGGCCCCACGGATCCCTCGGTCAACTGACGATAACGTTCATTTAAGGAAGTGAGCCGCGCCACGCGGCCCGCCGCGCTGGGGCCGGATCGGCGGCCCAGTCCCCACGGCGGCAGGGCGCGCGGTACGTTCGGCAGGGCGCACGGGGCGCGGACCCCGCGCCACGTGTTACCGGATCGCTTGCGGCGCAATGCTCACAAATTACTTGAACGCCCAACCCGCATGGTTGAGCCAATCCGTATGCTGCCAGGCGCATACAACTTTTGTCAGTGGCGGCGGGCACAAAAAAGCCCGCTCGAGGCGGGCTAGTGGTGCCAGTGTGGCAAGTTAATCGCTGGGGGTATCTTCCAGCGACTTGCAGTGCTCATTCCAGCGATCCGCCGCCCGCGCCATGGTTAGCACTTCCTGCACCAATTCATCGCCCATATGCACGTGGCCACGGTTTGCAATCGCTGTCAGTAGCACGGGGGTAATGCCTTCCCACGTGGGGCAAATGTTTATTGTCTCGCTCATGACTTCGCCCCCTTCGCTCGCTTGAACTTTACGCCCATGTCCGCCAGTAGCGTTTTGTCGAAGCTTGCAAACTCTTCCGCTAATTGCAGGAAGGCGGGGTAATGCTTTGCGAGTCTTTCGCGGTTGCTGATATCCAGCGCGCAAACTGCGGTATGAATACGATCCGCCGCCCGGGCTAATTCATAGCAACGCGTTTGCGCTACGCCTACGGTTTCCAATTCATTTTCAAATTTGCCATACATAAGATGATCCCCAAAGTGTCGCGGCATCATTACCGCACCGGCAGGGTATCGCATACGCGGCCCAAAAAAAACCCCGCTCGAGGCGGGGTCGGGTTTAGTGTGGAAAATACCAACTGGGGGCGCGGGCTTGCTCGCCGTGGTGTTGCCAATAGTCGGCATAATGTCGCGCCTCAGTGTATAGAGCCAGCCAATTAACGTCGGGGCCGGGCGCGAGCGGGGATCGCATCGCGGCCCGATGCCATCGCAAATAGCGCGCCGCCTTCGCTCGCCAGATCTCGCGCTTAGTCATGACGCGGCCCCGATCAAATCGGGGTTATCGATCACAAAGCCGGACCGATCCCGCCGCGCGCTACCCTTCGCGGTTAGTCCGACAATGCAACCGGTCCCCTCGGTTGCGTTCAAATAGTCGGAGCGATCCCCGTCGATCACGCGCCGCCCAAGAAACTTAGCAGGCAAGCCGCCGCGAAATACAACCGCAATCGGTAACAGTGTCGCCAATGCTTTTTCATTTTGGCGGCGGTACTGGGGCCGCCCGCTATAACTGAAAATCAGCCGATAATTGTCGGGCGTTTTACAAAGCCGATCCGCGCGTTTCGTGTAATCAATGAATAACAACTTAGGGTGCGCTTGCGGTATGCCCAGCATTTCCCAACGGACATCGGACAGAACGTTAAGCCGCACCACGCCGCGCCGCCCCTCGCGCTCGCAAAGCTTTCCGAAGTTGGATAGCTCGCGGTGGAGTTGATCAAGGAAGGCCGCGCGATCATCGCGAAAGAATGCCGCCTTGCGCTGGCGCGCTTCGCGCACGTTATCAAACCGCCCGCGCCCTTGATCCGCTAAACAAGTATCAGCGCATCCCGCCGCCTTCGATCCGGGGCACAATTCCGCATCGGGATAAAGCGATAAGCCCGCGTAACGAAATGAGCCGAACACGTTCCCGAGTTCCGCCGTCTTTTTCAATTTGGGGTTTGCGCCCCGTGTATCGAGTAAATGCATAATCAGTATCCCAAAGTGTCACCGCCAATCGCGGCCCGCTTAGGGTATCGCATACGCTAGGCAAAAAAAAGCCCCGCCGAAGCGGGGCACACTTTGGGGAGTGTAGGTTATGCGGCCATCGCCACGCGTTGCCAATCGGAACGGGGCAGATCCAGAACGCGCCCGCCCAGTTTCTGCCAATCGTCCACGCTGTCCGCGTCCGCTTGATGCGCTACCGCCGTGACCGCGTTAACCATAGTGGCGCGGGTTACTGGCTGACCGGCGTAGCCTGCCTGCCCGATAGTGGCGAGCAAGCCATCCATTAGGCTGGCGGTGTCTTTTTTGGTCAGCGCTAGCACTTTGCCCATGGCTTCGACTGCTGACTGCGGCGAACCTTCGACTTTGTCCTGATGCGCGGTTTTCATTTTTTCCAGCACCTCATCGAATGATTCGCGGCTAGCGTAGGCCTTAGTCACATCCCGCATTTGAAGCGCCAGCGCGTGATTGTCCGCATCCTTCGCTTCATCTGTCAGCAGGCCCCAAGTATCAGCATCGCCACGCGCGCCGGTGATGTGCGACTTGCGGGTACGCTTTTCGGTCTGCATTCCGTTTAGGCAGGCCAACGTCCAAAACATTTGGAAAACGTTCACGCTACCGCAACCGACTTCGCTGTTACTCATGCCAATGCCCAGCGCCATGATGTCGCCAACCGCCGCGCCTTCGCCCGTGATCACTTCGGATTTGAGGCGGAGATATAAGCGCTTATCTGTCACCGTCCCGTTTACCACTTTCCACTGGGCATCGCTGTTCATCAATTCCGGCAGGGCAGAATTCAGCAGGTGAACATTGTCGAAGGTCTTGAAACGTTCGCTGACAAAGGCCCTCGCTTCCCCGAGGTTGGCATGGCCCGCGTGTTGAAACGTGCGGATCATTCGCACCGCCGGTTCTTTCTGCCAGATGGCATTGATCAGTCCATCGAATTCGGTGGAGTAATCCTGCTGTAGGCGGCGGGCAGTCCGGACATCGATACCGGCCCGCTGACTGATCTGGTCAAACGCCACATCGTTGGCGGTCAGGATCTGGGTGGGTGCCCCGCCGGTCTGCTCCAAAACAATCTGGCTGACCTTGCTACCGTCACCCCGGTCACCGGTGTGCAACTGAAGCTGGTTAGTGGGGGCCAGAAAGTCCTGCGATCTGGCGGCTTGGTCCTGCACCTGCTGAAGTAAACGGGTCAGGGTGTGGTCTGAATTTTCAATCGTATGTTGCATGATATATCTCCCAAAGTATGCGGCAGGATTGCCGCACCCGAACTATCGCATACGTCGCCCCGCCCTGCAATGCTCTTTTTAAAATTTCTTTGGGCACAAAAAAGCCGCCCGAAGGCGGCTTGGCGTAGGTGCTAGCGCCTACGGATCACGGGCGAGCAGGGACACAATCCGGTCCCCCTCGCTAGTGATAGGGGCAGGCCTTCCGACGTAATCGTCGTAAAGCCAAACGAAATGGCCGCGCGGATCAAGGCCTTTGTCACAACACGCGTCCACCCAGCCCTGCGGCAGGGCATGGTCATAAGTCAGGCCAGCGTATCTGGCCTCGGCGGCTTCGCCTACTGTCTGCGTCATCGCATGATCCTCAATTCAGCGGGAGCAGGCGCATTGTCCGCAAACGATTCAATGTTGTTAAGAATCTCGCAGACCTCTTCCACATCCCAAATGGTTTTCGATTGGACAAAGGGCACACCGTCCGCCTCTTTGTCCCACTCGTTATTGGCAAATTCCTTTGCAGACGCATGGTCAGGAAACCATCTGCACCGCTCGCCACACACCACGGTCCACACCGGTAATCGCAGTTCTCTCATGACTCCCCCTCCAGCTTCAGGTCACCGCTTTCCCGCTCTTGATCGCAGGCGGTGCACGTCAAAGAAAATTCATTGTCGTGAAGGTCCTGACAAACTTCGCATTCCCATCGTTCGCTCATGTTTCGTTCTCCGTTAGTCAGGGCATATGCCCACCACCATAGTATGGGATAACTCACATAGTGGCAATAGCGTGGAGAACACTCCGGTACGAAACAGGGTGGCTGAAATGTTTAGTGGGTGTGGCGCGCAGTCCGTCCATCTTCAAGTCAACCGCACGGTCGCCACGGTACAGGAAGATTTCATTGCCGGTAGGCGTACAAAGCTTCACCGCAATCCAGCAACTGCCGCGCGCGTGTTTAGTAGCAAACGCCACCTGATGCGGCGTGATGTCCACCGACATATTCTGCGTGGTCTTCAATTCCACCATATGCCAAGCGCCCCTACCGTCCATGATCAGGACATCCGGCACACCCAACGTGGCCCTAGACTCCAACCGCGTGGCAGACCAATCAGGACAGTTGTCCCGAATTGCCTTCTTTAACGATTGCCAAAAGCTGGCTTCACGCTGTTTTTTCTTTTTTGCGGTAGGGAGCAGGATGTCGTTTTTCATGTAATTTCATTACTCGGGTTTGGTAATCCATCCAATCAATAGGTGTCTTAGGGGCTTCTACGGGCGGAGATGGAGCGGGGCCTTTTTGCATCCGTTCCCACTTTTCCTTCCCATACCAAAGCTTTGCCGGTAGATCAATCAGGAACATCTTGCACCTCTTCAGCAAGGCGCTCACGCGCCCGCTTTCTGTTTCCACCGTCCTCGGCTCCCGCATCATGTGTCAACGGGGCGTATGTCTGCTTCAGTTCGTTCAAGGCCTTCATGACTTCTTCCTTGCTCATTTGATCGATGGTGCCGTGACGTATCTCCGTTTTATTGACGTAGATGTCCCCCTGTGCCTGCCCACGGCGATATTCCGCCTGCACTGCGGCACTGTACGCACCATTCTCCAACGCCGCGTCACGGATGATCTGGAGATCCCTGAGATGCCTCTGGTATTCCACGCCATACTTTTCGTCAAGCTCCTGCCTGTATTCACGGATCGCGCGGCAGACATGAGGGTGGATTCGGGGATTGGTGAGTTCAGAGGCCCTGACATGGGCAGACCGTTCGGGATAGCCCGCGTTGATCGCCGCCTCCCGCATTGTGATCTGTCCATCTTTTGACACAAGTTCGCGGACAAAAAGCTCTTGCCTTCTGGTCAGACGCTTTTGTGCCAGTGGCGGACGGTTGGTTTGCTGTCGTTTTGCTTCAGGAAGTGCCGCCGCCTTGGTGTCCAGCACCTTGGCGTACCGCTTGGCTTTCTTTGTCACAGGAGTTCCTCGGTATGTGAGTAAGTCCGGCTAACCATACCTTAATTTGGCCCTCTATATATATATTTTCCAGAAAAATAAAAATATTTTTTTTGAATCTCAAAACCCTTAATAGCAATAGCTCGATTAACAAGCTTGTACATAAGTGGTGTATACCCGCGTTACCCACGTGTTACGACAGAATCCAGTGTTTATGCGGCCTGTAGGCCAAGGTAACGCGGTAACGCCGGTAACGGCTATTTAGAATTTATTTTTTATTTTTTTATTTCTCTGGGAAAACACTATATAGATAGCGAAATTAAGACCCGTGGTCCGTGGTCCGTGGCCCGTGCCTGCTGTCTCGCGACATGGGGCTAATGGGCCACGGCTCACGGTAAGAGGAGGAAGAGGAAGATCCCGCTGAGTATGATGCAGATTCCGCCGACGATGACAGCCGCCCCGACGAGCAGTTCTTCTATTCGGTCGCTCATATTACATGAATGTTGCGACGTAGGCCGTGAGGCCTGCCATGAGGATCAAGGCTAGGAAGTGTTCAGCGATTTGCATTTTGACGGGTTTGTCTTTTCGGTCTTGGTGGCATCGGTCGCAAAGGGCGTTGTTGATGGGCACCCCGCATCGATTGCAGACGTAGCAGTGCCTCATTTAATGAAAGCTCTTGTGTTTGTACAGGTCGCGGGTTTCGATGAGGTAATCGGTATAGACGATGAAGCCGATTTGGCATAGGGCCAGCACGAACTCCTGTTCGTCGTCGGCCATCAGGGTTTCCATCATGTGCTTGCTTTGTTCGTCGCCCAACCAGATTTCGTTTTGTAGCGCGTTGGCTACGAATTCGCGGAAGCTCTCGCTACTTTCCAGTAGTTTGGCGGCGTCTACTCTTTTTTCTGAATCAATTGCCAATCCCATATCAGACTCTCCCGGCGGACTGTAGTAGTCTACTTCAATACAAAAACGAACTCTATCTTATATCGGGGGAATAAAGATATGATGCCAAGACTTTTTTTGGTTCGGTGGCGTGATGCGTGTGGCGGGACGCGTAGTGGTTGGCGTTCGGTTGAAGAGATGAAAGAAACACGGGAGGCGGAGGTGATGTCGTGTGGTGTGATACTTCATCAGGACGAACGGCGTCTTCTGCTGTGCCCGCACGTTTTGTTAAATGACGACGGTCAGGTTGAAGAGGGTGACGCAGAGATTGCAATACCTATGGATTGGGTGACCAGTGTGGAGGAGTGGAATGGTCATGGGTAGGGACGAAGACGATTGGGAAGATGTACTGAACGACTTAGAAGAAGAAGCGGAACTAGAGTTTGAGGAAGTCGAGCCGGAGATAGAAAAGCGGGACGAATCTTTTTATGCTAGCCGCCTTGAGTTGATTGAAGAAGCGGCGAGGAAAATAAAAAGTGAATGATCTACCGGAGTATATGGTGCCCTTATGTTGCGTGGCGTTTGCGGCGCTGGCCTGTTACTTTATGGGGAATTAAACGCTTTGGTTAGGACGGCGCACCAAAAATAAAGGTCGCCGTCCGTCATGTTGGATTTCATCTTGTTAACCCGGTCACACACCAGACGAATGTTGTCTGGCACATAGCCCTGCTCTGAATCAATCCTGTCGATAGAAATGTTGGTCCCGCGCCGTGAGCCGTGGTTCGAGTACAGGCCTTCGTGCATCCATGTCATGGGCAGGCCGGACACGGCGCACATTCCTTTTTGCTCTTGGTAAATACGCATTAGGAAATCGACATCTATTTCTTCGGGAAGTTCGCCGCCGTTTTTCTTGACGCGTTGCCGCATGTCTCGGAAGCGAGAAGAGAGGTAGTTGCGGGGGCTTTTGTAGACGGAATCGACTTGAATCTTGGCGTCACACTCGGCACAAACGGGCCGCCCACGCTGATATTTTCCAGTGTGATAGCGAGCGCCAAAATTTTTTATTAGCTTTCTTTTCTTACAAAGTTTGCAAGTAAGCCGTTGCAATCGCCCGCCCCCACATGCGAGTGGGGGTAGGTATACTTGATTAAGTCAATCCTATCAAGGACATAATTAATAAAATTACAAACAACGCGAAGTATCCTTGCCAACCCATTAGATTTTTTTCGGGTTCTACAATGCGGTGGAGTTTTTTGGATGAGTCGCCTTTTGCGGCGGCGGGCGCGGTTATGGAAACGCTAGCGTTCTGCGGCTGTTCCCACGCTTCGTTCACTTCTGTTTCGGGGTTGTCCGCTAGGAATCGTCCGTCTTTGCCACGGGCGCGGCGTTTTTTGTTAGCCATGAAGAGCCTCCTTCGGTTGTAGCTTTGACCATTGTGAACAGGGGTCCGTGGCCCGTGACTTGTGTAGCGTACAAAACCACCGGCGTTTCGCTGTCGGTTTGGCGTGACGACAGGTGCGGCACTCGACGGAGAGCGGGAGAGGTTGCTCACCTTCGGGCCAGCAGTGTGGCTTGTAGTTACAGTACTTGCACTCAAAGCAATCAGGGGTATCTGAGATGCGAGTAGTGGATAAGCCACGGACCACGGATAGGGCTTTACGCATCAGGTCCTTGAACCGTGGTTCGTTAAACGGGACGTTCTGTGCGTGGTACACGGAGGTGTTTTTGTTGTACGCCACCATCCATGCTGATTTGAGGTCGGACAACCCCATGAGGAGTTGCATCTGGTCGTAGTAAATAGGGTGGCTGGTAAAGATGCCTTGGTTCTTGAACATGCGCCATTTCTTATCGTTCATGGACTTTATTTCAAGCACCTGCGTTCTATCGCCGTTGTAGATGATGCCGTCGGCGTGGCCGCGTAAGTGACCGCCAAGCGCCGTGTACGTCCATTGTTGCTGAGTCTTTGGGTCCACCTCTACCACATTCACGCCCGCCATCTTCATGTCATGCACCACCACTTCTTCTAGCTGGTGGCCCAGTGAAAAGATCCGCATGACTGCGGGAGGTGGGGGGTTTTGCGGGTAGCCGCGCAGGCTGTATTGAAGAAAGGCGTGGCACGGGTTGCCTACGTTGCTTGCGCCGATGTAGCACCGACGTTCGCTTTTGTAAGTCTTCACCGTGCTGATATCAATCGCGTCGATTAATTCCACGTATGCGCCCCATCTGGATTAGTTGGATAAAGTAACATATGAAAAGCGGTAGCGCAAAAAAAAGCCCCGCATTGCGCGGGGCCGGGTTGTAACATGTTCACTTTGGGAGTCTAACATCAACCCTAATCAAACGTTTTAGGAGTGACACTCTTGAGGAAATGCCACGCCCCCAAGCTATCACTACGGTCTGACGATTTCAAGCACTTCTTTGGTGGCTTGGTCGGCTGGTACAACCGACAGGTCGGATTGAATGGCCATGGGCTTTTGGAAACGGTCGGCCATTTGATGCGCGGCTTCTATGGCAATCTTCACTTCATCGGAAGCTATTCCAAACCACCATTGACCAGTTCCTTTATTAAGCGATCCAGAAACCATTGGGCTTTCCTTAAATCTTCTACAGGCGCGTTCTTGTGTTCGTAACGCCAAAGGTATTTCATTGAAGACGCCTTGAGATAGGCCTGAAACCCCTCGGCGGTCAAGCTGGCTTTGATAGCGTCAATGCATTCAATCCCACCTTGGTTGTAGTGGGCAGGGCAGTTAACGTTATCTGAGTTCTCTGGCATTTTTTTCTCTCTCCGCGTCTAGCTTGGTTTTGAGAAACTCATGCCAAATATGCAGTTTGTCGAAGTCAGATCGATTAATTTTGTCGCCGCTTTCGTAGGCTTTTTCAAGCTTTCTCAACGCCTTGTCAAACTCCGCCTGCATGGTTGTAAATTGACTCATATTGAAAAGCTCTTGGACGTAAGGTCTACGCCATTCTCCTTCTTAAATGAATCTACCTGCTCCGCAATATATTCCTGATCGCCGTCGGACAAATTTGCCATCTTCCAGCCCTCATGAATATAACGAAGCTGTCCACTAATTGTACGCCCTTCAACGCGAGCAATCACCACAAGCTCTTCATAAACGTCGCGCGGCAACAACACAGATTTCCATTTGGTAGTGTCCATCACACTTCTCCTAATTCGGTATAGGAGAGTATACGGACAGTCGTAGCCTCAAGCAACCGGCGTTAATCTACTATCTCCTCCCGCAGTCTACGGGCCTGTAGTCTTACGGGCCTTAAGGCGGCCTCCTCTTCCTCGTAGTCCTCGTTGTTTATCAGGGACACATCGTACCTAAGCCTGTTGAGGGCGTACGCTGTATCTGTTACGTCTCTGTAACCTGCTGGTGTTAGGCCAGTGTAAGAAAAGATTTCACTACAGAACAGATTAGAGTTAGTGTGGTAGTACCCTAGAAAACCATAAGACATGAGGTCGCTGTAAGAGCTACATATGTCGTTCCAACCGTGTCCAAACTCAGGCCATATGTAACCTTTTGCTGGATTAGATTGATTCTCTGGTCCGTGCGCTAGGCCTACTGAGTGCCCTATCTCGTGTAAGTCTGTAAACACAGAGCAACGAGACATGGACGACGGGGGTTGGCCCTCGCTAAACCACGTGTTCACATGAGCAACCCCACAGGTGTTAGGGTAAGACGTACCGTGGGCCAACACAACGTCCACAGGAAGCTTGTTAGCCTGACGCTCTACGTCACGTAAGCTATGATAGTGAGCCAGCCAAAGCTCCTTTAGCTCGTACCTGATGTGTACACCAGACCTTTCGTAGATACTGTTGTATTCATTTACCCTCTTCTGCCACTTGTCCCATTCCTCTGGGTACTCACGCATGATTTCTATTGGTGTGTCTATGCCGTACTCTCTGTGCGAGGCGTACACCAGTACTCCTAGCTCCCAAGTGACTATAGTGTCATCGTCCTCCCCGTAGTAAATAAAGCCCTTGGACGGACCCCGAAACTCGTAACCTATACAGTCAGCGTTAAACTCTCTGGCGCACCGTGGTTCCTCTTCTATGGTAAACTCTATGTCTTTCCACCCCAGCCTAAAGATACCTGTGCCCAGCCTCCCGTCGCCAAAGATATGAACAGTGTCCCTACCGACTCTTACTGCTGTACCCATAGTTGTTGAATGATGAACCATTCCCCAAGGCTCTTCACGGCCCAGCATGTCTTTGTAATCTACGTTAACTATGGCGGGATGAAATCTATCCCCCGTTTCTTTTTCCATCGTTAAATTCATATAACGACGAAAACCGCATTCCCAAGATCTAGGATCTTTTGTTGAATAACGATTGCCGTCAACGTCCTCGTAAATAAACCATTGAACGCCGGGATAGTTTTTAGAACATCCTGTTTTTATTAATGTGTCGGCTATTGCACTTTGAGAAAAAAATAAAAAAAGAACAAACTTACTTGTCTGTAAAAACCTCTGCATGGCGGTCTTCGTAAAGCTGTGTTAAGTCCGCAATTATATCTTGAATCACATCCAACTCGCAGATGTCTTCTAAAAGGACATACCACCGTTCATTTAAAACGACAAACCCTTCGCCATCGTGTAGGTCGTAATAAATTGAACCCACTTTTGCCGCCGTTCGTATTTCATCCCTCATAATTGCTCCTCGCACTCGCCCCAACTTGGCCCCACTTCTACGTCACACTTGTTCGGAACCTGTAGCGGCACCGCATTCTCCATGATCGTAGCAAGTTCCCTTGCTTGTTCCGGGTTGTCTACAGAAAAAGCCAGTTCGTCGTGAACCTGCAACATGGGGATAAAACCCGCCTCACAAACGTCTACCATCGCCTGCTTAGTCATATCTGCGGCAGAAGCCTGTATCAACCTATTTAACGCCTTGTAAGTGTATGCCCGCCGCAAACTGGTCGTTGGGCCGTGGGTCGCGATTGCTTCCTCGCGTGGAAGCGCCTTGTGCATTTCAAAGCTGTTGGGTTCCCACAGATCAAAGCGGCACTTCCTGCCGCGCAGTGAACGCAGACTGCCCGAGGACCGTGGGTCGTCAAGCTTGTTTTGTACGCCTTTCATCAGGCCCCTCACAAACGGTACGCGCTTGTGATACTGCTGTGTTAGGGCTTTTGCTTCGTCCACGGTCAGATCTAGTTGGTCCGACAGCTTGTTAACTCCCATGCCGTACATCATGCCGAGGTTGATCACCTTAGCTTGCTTACGTGGGATGCCTGCCATCTCGCTGACCATGCTGTGGAAGTCCATGTCCGGGTTGTTGCGGTAGCCGTCCACGAAGCTTTCTACGCCCTCCATGGGCATATTTTTATAGTCTCCGTAGTTCTTTGCGAAGTGAACCAAGATCCGTGGTTCCTGCTGGGAGAAGTCTATGGCCGCCCACTGCTGGCCTTCTTCTGGTAGGAATAGCGAACGGATCATGGGGCCTAGCTCTGGGTCGCGGGCCGGGATTTGTTGTAGGTTGGGCGAGTTCATGGAGATGCGGCCTGAGACGGTGCCGCCATCGTCAGACCGTAACTGATTGATATGACTGTGGATTCTTCCATCGTGGACATATTTCAGGATACCGTCGATGAATGAGCCACTGGTCTTGTTCAGGTTGCGCGCTTTAACGATGTGCTTTGCAAGCTCATGGCTATGCTCAGACAGAAACGATTTGGTAAAGCTGGGCGCTCCTTTCTCCGTGCGCGGATAGGGGATGCTCTGTTTGTCAAACGCCTTGGCTATGGATTGCGCGGCCCAGATCTCCACGTCCATGCCCGCCAGCGATTTGATCTGTTTGACCGTCTCCTTTTCCTGCTTCATTAGGATTTGCTTGGTCCGTTCGGCGCGGTCGATGTCTACCCGGATGCCCCGCATAGTCATATCCACAAGGTGCGGCAGGAGTGCAATCTCAAGCCGCCACACATCCCAAAGCTCCTCACGGTTCAACAACGTCTTGAAGTGTCCCCAAAGCTCCAGCGTAATCTCCGCGTCTGTTTCGGCGTAGGGGCCGACGTACATTGCGGGTAGCTTCCACATCTCGCCTTTCGGGTCTACGCCAAATTCTTTCGCGGCCTCTACCAAGGTCTTTTCTGATTTGGTTTTGCCAAGGTGGTCGTAGCAGAGGGCGTTCAGGCTGTAGCTAAAGCGGTTTTCGTCAATCAGGCTAGCGGTAATCATTGTATCGATAACGCGCCCCTTAACCTCAAACCCCTCTGCACGTATCCAGCCCAGATCATACTGGGCGTTGTGCATGATCTTGTCAGCAGGGCACTCAAATACTTTCTTGAGCCATTTACTGACGATGCGCTTGTCAAGGTTACCCCCGCCAGCATGACCGACGGGGATGTAGCCTTTCCAACCCGGCACTGCTATGGCGTAACCCACCACTTCACCATCCTTTGTGGGCCAGCCGGGTCCTTTCTGTTTAAGATTCGGGTCCCGTGTTTCCACGTCGATGGCGATTTCTTCGGCGTCAAAAATGTTGGGCAACTCCACGGGAGGCACCCAATCGCTCTTTGGCGGGAACATAGCCATTTGCAGTTTGCCGGTTGTCATTAGGCCACCTTACGCTCGCGCAAAATTGCTTTCTCAAAATAGTCACAAGCTCGGCACCACCAGCCCACCCGTTTATTTTCTGCCGCGTGAATGATCTCTTCTGCCTTTTTCTCGCACTTTGGACAGGGTATGTAACTCATTTCTGTTATTTGCTTCATAAAGCGTAAGCTCTCCAATAATCTTCTGGTTCTAGGATGTAGAGGTTTTGAAGTGCCCGCGTCACCCCCACGTAAAAGACGCGGTGAAGATCGTCCCCTGACGACTCAAGCGCCGCCGCAGTCAGATCCGGAAGGATTACAACGTTTTGTGCCTCGCCGCCTTTTGCCCCGTGGATCGTGGACAGTCGAATGCGGGGCTTGGCGTTGAATTTTTCGCCCCGGCGTAGAAGTGCCGTGATGTAGGCTCGATCCCCATCAGGTATTTTATCCATTGCCTCATGCCAGATCATCTTGTCCGTGGCCAATAGACCGAAATGTTCTTGTAATTCCCTGAGTTCAAACATTTGGTTATCGTCGGCGTTAATGGTTTTGTGCCCGCGCTTGACCCGGACGCCATTTCCTGACATGTATGAGTAGATGGCTTGCGCGGTGCCCGTGGTCACGGCACGGCCTTTCCGCAAACCCTCCCATCCATTGATGGCTAAGGACATTTTTTGCGGAATGGATCGGCCCCCGTTTTGTCGTTCAAACAGATAGCCACCGTTTTTTAATTCTTGCTCTATGGGGTAAAGCATAAACCGTGCTTGCGCCATGATCAGCCAGCCACCTTCCGACATGTCTATTGAGCGAATGTCGGGCACACGGTAAATCTGCCCCTGCTCCTGCCGAGGGCGGTACACCTTTGGGAAACGGTTTTGTATTCGTGAAGCTATTTTCTCAGCCAGTGCGTGAATGGCCGCAGGGACGCGGTAGCTTTGCTCCAATACCTCCGCGCCACCGGGCAAGTTAATGAAGTGCTCAACGTCGGCTCCTGCCCAACGGTAGATAGCCTGATCGTCATCGCCCGCTACAAACATTCGCTCTGACTTCGCGTCCAATTTATGGGCAATGTCCCACTGCAACGGAGAAAGGTCTTGCGCCTCGTCAAGGAAAGATATTTTGAATGAGGGCATTAAGTGATCGGCCTGCTTAACGAAAGCCAAAAGCATGTCGGTAAAGTCCATGAGGCCAAACGATTTCTTATAATTTTCGTAAGAGTCGGCCACATACTTGACTTCAAGCCACGTGAAGTTCACGTTCGAGTGGTTGTACTCATGCTGAAGCGCGGTCTTTTTTGTTTTTGCAAGGTTTATTAGCTGAAGGATCGGGTGATCTGTCGCTTTAAACGACACATCCTCCTCTTCGCTACTTGAGCTATGAAGCGTGAAACCTATGGCTTTAGACAACTCCTTATAGTTTTGGTCGCTCATCAACTGGTTTTCGTTTACGCCCATTAGCCTGTAAGCCAGAGAATGGATTGTGCGGAAATACGGCAAGTCTTTTACGGGGTCCAAGTCAAACCGTTTAGCGGCCCGATCTCTAGCTTCGTTTGCCGCTTTTCTAGTAAACGCGAAAAACCCCACTTGTGAAGGGGTTATTCCCGACTCTAACGATTTTTCCACCATGTTTAACAACGTAGTGGTTTTCCCCGTTCCCGGAGGTCCAAAGATGCGAAACATTAGAACGGGTCCGTGGCCCGTGTTTCAAAACTTTTGGACTCTACTTGATCGTGCGGGATGTCCTGCACAGGTACGCGCCACACGCGTGTCGGCTTTCCTTTTATTTTTAACAGCATGGATTCCCCATTTATGTCCCGTAAACGTTGTGCCACTTTGTGGGTTTTAAACTCACTAAAGCGGTTCTTTCTCAAAAAGCTTTCAAAGTCTTTTAGTCTAAAGTGAACGGCGTTGCTCTCTTCATCAACCCATGGTCTGCGGAGCAATATCTCTTCGCGGTCTTCCGCTTTCTGCGTCGAGGTGCAAAACTCATCAAGGTATTCGTAGAACTGACCATTGATGCTAGCGTCCTCCGACACTTCCATGATGGACCCGTCGGTTTCTGCCATTTCTTTCATCAACTGATTGATGCGGCCTTCCCAGCCACGCCGGGGCATGGTCTGGGGCATGAAGTTAAGCTGTTCGATACAGGCTTTCTGGAAGATGGTCTGGTTTTGGAGCGCGTCCGTGTCCAGTTCAAGCGGTACGCCATTAACGTCAAGAAACCACACAGGCGGTATGGAGTTGTACTTCCGTAAGTTTGCCACAGCCATGTCGCTGACAGCCGCGCCAATGCCGTACTTCCGGGTTTGACACAACTCTCGGTTGCAGTACGGCTGAATGGGGGCGTCGTTACAGCGGTAGGCGTAGTCTTTTTTCTCAAGCTGTTTGACGACTATGTTGACTTCACTCAACGGTAACGGCGGATCAATGTACGCCATATTGTGATGCAACACTTCATCCTGCCATGTGTCTGGGTACGCTTTTCGCAGATACACGCCTATGCTGAAGAGTCCGTTGTTTCGTCCTCCTTCGCTGATTTTTTGGGCGCATAAGGTTTGGAGACAAGGCGGACCGTCCACAATTGCTGTTCCTTCAACCGTGGCTTGCGTAAGTGCTTGTAGTTGTTCTGGCGTTTGGACGTGCGCCGCATGTAGTCCGAAAAATTCTTCCAGAGTTGCCGCACTGCCGTCATCATTGAACGCATAGCGCAACCCCTCCTCCGCATCAAAGTACGGCATGTTTAAGAAGTTTCCGATATCCCCCCGATCTAAAAACAACTTAATCTGTTTGGGGAAGATTTCACTGCCGCCGTAGCCTAAGCCACTAGCCAAGTGTTGTAACGTTGACTGCATCGCCTTTGCAGTCACCCACTCACTGCAAAATAAAAAGCAGTGCGCGCCCCCAGATTTTGAACGACATACTACCAAAGGGAGCTTCCCATGTCTGATCTTTTCGATCAGTCGGGTGTGGTCGAGCGGGTATTCATCAATGTCAATACAACCCCATTTACAGGCGTCGTCTTCGTTAATCGGAATAATTCCAATCCCAGCGCCTTCCCCAGCAAGGTGCTGTTCAAAATGCTCCGTGGTCCGTGGTTCGCGGACGACGCGAGCTTTGCCGGTGTTCTTACCGTTGGCTTTTGTGCTATCGATCTCATAGGTGCCATAGGCTTGCTTTAAGCCATCGAAGATAGCCGCAAATCTTTTTGCATCAGACATTTTTTATAGACCAAGAAAGGGGGCGCGAGGCCCCCGTACAACTTAAAACGGCGCGTCGTCTGACGTGTCGTCACCCTCTGCGGTGTGCTTCGCTTCCACATCACCTTTCATGATGCTATCTGCGAAGGCCTTGGCCTGCTGATAATGAGAGCCGTCTTCCACCACACCTTCAAGGCTGATGTCCCAACCATGCCAGCTACCTTTACTGTTCTCTTCCGAGACAGTTTTAAGCAGGTAGACGTGGCTGAAACGCGGTGGCGTAAACGGACCGTTCTTACCCATCAAGGTGCGCTGGGCAATCGTGGAGTTCCACTTTCGGCTTTTTTTCATCTGCGTAGACTTCATCGCGATGACTGCCGTGGTGGTTGTTCCGTCCTCGTTGAGGATCAGGACGTAGTGCTGGTGAGTCTCCTCAATGTACGTGCCCGAGCCGCCGACAACATAATCCTTGTTGTCATCGCCGCGCTCAGTGCGAGGCCGCTTGTCTTCAGGCGTGTAGATATTTAAAGGAGCGCCGTTACCACTGCCCCGAGGAGCCCACTCAAGATAGCGCCGCTGATAAGCGCAAGGTATGACACGAATACCTGTCTTACCAGCATACACTTGATTCGATACGGTATTGAGAATATCGCCCGCTTTAGCGTTATCAAGGTCATCCAACACTGGGTCTTGGCGGCTGAGAACTTTGAGGAAAGGGATTGCCATGTCATCTTGACTGAGGTCACCCATTCCCATTCCCGCATCTTGTTCAAAGATGCTTGCGTCAAACGTGACAATTTCATTCATTGTCTCCTTTGTTTCTGCGACTGCTTTACTCATTACTTCTTCCTCGCGATGTTAGCACGTTGGCCCACATAGGCCCCGAAAAGTTCCATAGGGAAGGCTTCCCCGTTTTGTACACGTTCTTTGACAAAGGCTTTCAGAGTGCTGGGATGCACGTCTGTTTTCTGCTCTGCGGCATAACCAAGACCTTGCGCGTACTCAATGAATTGAGACGCCTCGTGGTCTTCGCCACGACCAAAGTTACAGCTAACAGTGTTTTTGATGATGTCATCAAAACCGTTTTGCCGTAGCCAATCAAATGCCGTAGCTTTGTTTTCCGCCTTGATGTGCGCGCCATACGTCGGACGCACAGTCACCTTTGATCCGTCCTCCAGTTCAAACGAACTAAGGCCGAGTTCAAGCAACATGGCAGGGAGGTCTTCGTCGGTGAGTTTAAGCAGTTCTCGCTTCGCTTCCTTGAGTTGATCTTCTAGCTTGCCCACAAGATCCTCTTGGTTACGAACAGCGCGAGCAATCTCTGCTACGCTGGCCAAGCCGGTGTTTGCCACCTTTTCGATGGAGGAAGCAGTGGCTTGATCTGCTTCCATGTTTAAGAGCAACTCGCTCATTTTTTCTCCTTTCGTGGTCAGGCCCTTTTTGGGGGCTGGACGCGCAGTCTCGCATCCTATATCCTCCTATGTCAAGCGTTGAGGGAAAACATGTACGAATTCAAAACAACACCCTACGATCATCAACGTACCGCCTTCGATGAATCGTGGCGTAGGCCTTACTTCGGTTTGTTCATGGAGATGGGGACGGGCAAATCAAAAGTCGCCATCGATACCATGGGCGCGCTTTACCAAGCCGGTGACATCGATACGGCGTTGATCATTGCCCCAAAGGGCGTCTTTGATAACTGGGTCAAAAAAGAGATCCCGGTTCATCTGCCAGACAGCATTCAGACTAAGCTGGTCAAGTGGCAACCTAACTTCACGCAGAAGTTCCGCGCAGAGATTCAGGAGATTGCCGACCCAGAGAACCGTGAGCCGGGGTTCCTGCACATACTGGTGATGAACACAGAAGCGTTCTCAACGCCGAAGGGCGCGTCGGCGGCTCAGAAGTTTGTGCAGTTGAATCCAAACTGCATGACTATTCTGGACGAAAGCACCAGCATTAAGAACAAGGGCGCACAGCGCACGAAGAACCTGATCAAGGTGGGACAGGCGTCGAAGTATCGCCGCATCTTGACCGGCTCACCGATTACTAAAAGCCCCATGGATTTGTTCAGCCAGTGCATGTTTCTGGATCAGCAGGCGCTGGGCTTTGCGAGTTACTATTCGTTTCAGGGGCGCTACGCGACCGTACAGCGGCGTTCGATGGGTCCCCACAGCTTCAACGAGATAACGGGCTATCGTCGCCTAGACGAGCTTGGGGAGAAGCTGGACACGTTTAGTACGCGGGTGTTGAAAGAGGATTGTTTGGACTTGCCGGAGAAAGTCTATCAACGGCGCGAAGTCAACCTGACCAAGGAGCAGGTGGTTTTATATAAGCAAATGAAGGACTTAGCGTTGGCTCAGTTGGAGCAGGGCAAGCTGGCCACGACGGCATCCGTGCTGACGCAGATTATGCGGCTACAACAAATCTGTTGCGGCCACCTTCAACCAGACGAAGGGCCGATACAAGAGATCAAAAACAACCGATTAGATGAGTTGATGGACGTGGTCGAAGAGGTCCAAGGTAAAGCTATTATCTGGGCCACTTACACCTACGATATTCACCGCATCGAAAAGGCGTTAAAGAAAAAGTGGGGCAGTGGCGTAGTAGCATCCTACTACGGTGAGACTCACCAAGATGATAGACAGAACATTATCGACCGTTTTCAAGACCCTGACTCCGAGTTGCGTTTCTTTGTTGGACAGCCCCGGACGGGTGGTTACGGAATTACATTAACTGAAGCAAATACAGTGATTTACTTCAGCAATAGCTACGATTTAGAGATACGTCTGCAATCAGAAGACCGCGCACACCGGATAGGCCAAAAGGACAACGTGACTTACGTTGATTTGGTCAGTCCGGGAACAATTGATGAGAAGATTCTAACCGCTTTGCGCGACAAAATAAACATTGCGGGCGACGTTTTAGGCGAATCGGCAAAGAACTGGCTGATTTAAGCCGGTCTTTGCCTCACCAGCATTTCTGACGCCAGCATCCCGATCTCATCCTGCGGACCCAGTATCTGTGCCGCTCTCTGCAACGACTGAGGGCTGACGGGTGCCGGAGCCGGGGGCATAGGGGGCGCGGCTTGTGCTACCGGTGGTTGTGGGGCAGGAGCCGCCTCGGCACGTTGCTGGCCATAGAAATAATCTACTGCCGCTTGGCCGCCCTCCATTCGGACAATAGCGCGAACAAGTTGAGGAATTTTTGACTCGGGCACTTTGCCTTTAGCGTCTAAGCCCGTCTGTCGTTCTACAAACGAAATGTATTGATTTGTTTTGTTTTCAGATGGCGGCGCGTACTTATTTAAAAAATCCTCAAGATTCATGCCGCGTGTTTGAGTGTCCAAAACAACTTGTTGAGTCAACGCCCGCAAACCCTGACCGGGAGACGAAAATGCCGCAAAGCCGCCCTGTCCTTCTGTCGCACCGGGCTGACCTGCTAACCGCAAGTTGCCGGGATTGTTGTTTTGGATAGACAGCGGACCCGTGGGCCGTGGCTCGGCTTGTGCTATCGGTGGTTGTGGGGCAGGAGCAGTTCTAGGTGTTCTGTCTTCGCCAAACCGTTCTTCCCGCTCAACAGGTTTTCCAATAACAGCTTCTGTTGCGGGTTCTATAATCAAACCTTCTTCCGTGGCTTCTCTACCCATACCGGGAGCCGGTCTACGGAAAATGTTAATTCCCATTCTTTGCAGGTAAGTCATGGCGCTATTTAAAATGCCTTCTCTTTCCGCCGCGTCGGTGCCCTTAAATTTAGTCAGCCACGCGGCCAACATCTCAGGGTTTTCCATAAACTCTTTCATTACGTCCATTTGCATGGCCAACGGCAGGTTGTAGGCTACGTTACGAATGGCTCTAGAACCGGCCCCTGCGGCAACAATGGATTGCCTATTCCCCATGGCTTGTGAAGCTCGGGCACCTAAAGTTGCACCAGAAACGCGTAAGAAAAAGTCCAACATCGGTCCCGCTTCTGCGGCCAACTGCTCAATGTTGCCTTGCTGTACGCCTATTTCATACTTAATCATTTCTTTCAACAATTTTGAAAGGTTGGTTACTTCTGCCTGTGTGATTAAACCCTTTTCTTGCATGTACTCTATTGGGGAGATAGACGAGCTTCTTTTTTGAAACTTCACTGCATCCGGCGTAAACAAAGCCTTGTACATGACGGAGGGCTTAAATTGTTGGTTTGAGCCTAATCCTCCGGACGTAGCCGCCCACTCAACAATGGCACCTTGGAGCGCCTTTGCGGCGGCCTCTCCCTCTGGCCCACGTACAGTGATTTCTCTTTTTGTAGCCGGGTCAATTCGTTTAGTTACGTCAGAGGCGCTGTCTATAACCTCTACAAACCTATCTAATGCTTTGTAAGGAAATTCCGTAGAAGGAGAAAATATTTGAGCAACAGCACGTGCCGGACTTCTTTTTTCTGAAGAAGTCAGATTCATAAAAGAAATATCTTGGTTTAACTCGCGTTGTTTTCTCTTAGCGTATTCTTCTGTTTGATCTAACAACACGCTTGCCGTGTTTATGTCCTCTAAATCTGCTCGCAGGGCCGGAAACAAGTTCAGTAGGTTTTCATTTTCTTTCATGAAACGACCTAAATTGTTTCGATTAACCGCGCCTTCCGGAGTATTAGGTGTAAGCGCCCTTGTCCGTGCTTCACGTAATATAGCTTCTTGAATTTGAGACAGACCCGGAACAAGTTGAACGGGTCCCACGAAGCTAGGACCCATAAACCGCCCCGCTTCTTGTATTTGGTTGATACGTAAAAACGTAGCAGATGCACTACCACGTAATAATTGATCCGCCAATAACTCCGGCGCATCTCGTGTTCCGCCTTTAGCATTTTGTTGCAAAATGTCGCCAGCAAAAGCTCTGGTAAAGGTGTCGTTTAAAGCCCGCGAAAATGCGCGAGCTTCCCGATAAGGCACCGTAAAACTTTCATCAGGCAATTGATTTAACTGTTCAAGCAAAATGTCTGCATATTTGCCCGCTATTCGGGCTTCATCAAATTTGCTTTCTGCGCGTAGCTGTCTAACCGCGCTCAAAGCAATGCTCCGCATATCTGTCAGTTCTTGAGAACTTAAAATTGGGCCAGATCTAAATAAATTAAACCCCTCCCCCCCTTCTTCTAAAAACTCTCTTTGCTTTCGATCTACAAAATTCTGTATTTCTTTCAAAACGTTGGCGTTTTTGAAAAACACAGCCCTTGCTTCCGGCGTTGAAGGCAATAAGCGGTCCCACCCCGCTATAAAATTAGTGTCTACCGGCCCATCAAACTCATTAAACTCAAATTGAAAACTAGGTATGTTTTCAGGGTCTATGGCTTGTTCTATTATAGGTACGTTGCGCCACAAACTTCGCTCTTGCGCTCTCGCTCGCTTTAGTTGAGCGTCCATTACGTCGTAAAGTTTTTGACCCAACTCTTGCTGATTTAAGGCTAAAGCATCTACCTCCTCCATGCCGGTAGTACCAAGACCTTCTCTCCCTAAAGCTCGGGTAAGTATTTCGGTGGCATACGCTATATCTGACGCAAAATTTGCATCAAACACTACTTTCATTTGATCAGCTAAAGCCTGCAAAAGATCGGGGTCGCTTCCTGCTACGGCGGCTAACATGCGAACTTGTGCCCGCATCGCTTGAACAGCTTTTTCGGACCCCGCAATCCTTTGTTTTGCAAGAGTCGGCGCAATATTACTAAGGGCCGCTTCCACCCCTAACAACGTTCCACTACCCGATTTAGCTGGCGCAGTAAGATCAATCGTCTTTCCGGTTTCAGGGTCAACTAAAAAAGTGTTTACTTCGTTTAGACGCTTTATGACTTCGTCTACGTCTTCGCCTTGTTGCTCAAACAACTCCAAAAGATACCGTATTGCTTTTTCGCGACGAGCATCTTTTCCCGTGACTTTTTCAAAAACACCCTCTAAACCGCCTTGCCGCCAAATATCTCTTAACGAGCGAAATGGAGCGAGCGGATCTGTAAGAAGCGTGGGCAACGCACCTACTATACTAATAGCGGGCTGACCTGCGGCGGAACCTACAATGGCCCCTACCGTTTCCCCCGCAATTCTTGGTAAAACTTCTCCCGGTGCGGCCTCTTCAGCCATCTGACCAAGGTAAGCTGACCCCGCTCCTGCCGCCGCTTCTATAGCGGCAAGTGTTTTGGGTTGTTCCCGAGCCTGACGACCAAGTCCCTGCAAGCCTTTTTCTATGGCGGCAATTGTCCGAGTACTTCGCGGTATGTTTTCAGCTTGCTGGGCCAAACGAGATAAATCTGTGCCAATATAATTTTTGCCCAACTTGGCCGCGTCTTGTGCAGGTTGGGCGGCCATCTTTAAGCGTCGTGCATTTTCTATAAATTGCTGGGCACCAAAATTTATGTCCCGTGCCTCTCCGGTTAGTAACTTTCTTCCCAGTGCCCATGGGGTTGCAAAAAAACCTAACACTCCAGCCGTGGTTTTTCCGGCCTCATATGGGCCGGTTGTCTCAGGTAAAATTAAAGACTCTTCCCCAAAAAGTTTACGCTGACCTGTGCGAACAGCCTCTTGACCGAATAAACCGCCGATAATGGCCCCTACAGCAGGGACCATGAACTTTGCGGCAATAGTGGGAGGCGTTACAGGGGGCACACCCGCTACGAGTGCCGCGCCCGCTGTGGCTCCAGCCACTGCTCCAGCAAACCCGCCCGCTTGCGGTGCAATTTCTTCTTTTACACCCTCTATAAAACTACCGCGTTCTATTCGTTTACCGTCCGGGTTTCTTAGGAGCATTTGTAAGATTTGATCGTCGGTTAAAGCTCGTTCTTTTGGGTCTAAACCTTGATACGGCGTTAGCTCTTCAAATATTGGGGCCGTTCCGTCTTTTAAAGACTCATAAGTCATTTTGCCCGGAACTTGCGTCGCAACCGTGTCGGCAACGTACTTGGCAAACCGCGTCGTTCTTGTTCCCGGAATACTTTTACCTTCTTCTCTAGCTTCTTCTTGTTGTAGCCGTTGCTCAAAAAGAAGATCATCCATCTCTTCTTTTGACATGCGAAGAAACGGCACAACATCAAAACCCGTCATTTGTTCTGTAACATCGGGCTGTGCAATTGTCGTGTCTTGAGTAGAAAGCGTCGTTGTAGGAACGATAGCCATTAGTTTTAATCCCCTAGACCTAGAAGCTCATTCATTCTTTCCTGATTACGATCTATACGTGCTTGATCTATAGGTGTTTCTATAGGAACAGATTGGAACAAACGCAACACCGTAGCTAATTGATTTATTTTTTGCTCTCTTTTTTCTCTGGATGACGCGGTAGAGCCAAGCTCTCCGATTTTTCCTCGTTCAAGGAGAGCAAGATAGCGACCTAATATGGCTTGTTTCAATTGCGAAAGTTTTGCGGCCTGTGTTTCGGGGTTTTGGAAGAATGAATCCGGGTCGGCAAACAAACTACCAATGGCTTCATTTTCTGAAACAACATAACGATTAGAGTCTTCATCAACCAAAGCAGAACGCGATAGGATCATTGCGGCTCTAAGGTTTTGTCTGGCTTGTTGCGTTTTTGCGGTGTCGCCTACAAAAATCGAGGGGTCAATGGGACCCGCGCCAAACAAACGGTCAAAGGTAGCTTGAATCGCGGCTATTGGTCCGGTTCCGTCCAAAGCCGCTTGGAAAACATCGGGCGTGAGATTTTGAATAATTTGCGCTATTTCTGGGTCCGTTAATTGTGCAGGTACGACATTACCGCCCATTTGACTAACGCCCGTTCCGCCTTGAACCATCATAGGTTTACCTATGTCTACACCTTTTTTAGACGAATTAACAATTATGGTTAAGGGGTCTAAACCAACCGTATTTTGGTTCTCGTTTATATCCGCCATAGTGGCATCGTAAATGGTGGAGTATTTTTCTGCGCGACTCTTCTTTTGAAGATGATCGGCCAGATCATTGCCTTTTAATACTCTTGCATCGGTAGGAGTCTGAAGCGTGACGCCGTCCTCAACATATGATCGGCCCCCCGTAGTGCTGGGGTACTCACTACCGTCATCCAATACAACCACCGCTCTTTCTGGCGCTTCTTCTGTGCGAGGGCCTACCATTTGTTCGTCAGGAGTCATTGCATCGCGTCGCGCACGACCAGCCTCCGTAGATAAGTCAATGTTAGCCAGAACCACGCCAGTATCACGGTTTTTAATTATCATGGGTTGAGGCGTTTTATCGCCGCCCGTTTCTGCCCGGTAAACACTTATTTCTTTATAGCCCTGTGCGGTTGCGCTATCTATATCTGCTTTATCTCTAGGGTCAACCGTAATTGTTTCTAACCCAGACTCAACTTGCTCCGTTGCGGGATCATCCACTCGGGGTCTTACATAAGTGTCAAAATTGTATGTTTGCCGACCCGCTTGTAATCTAGCCAACTCTAAAGCTTGACGATCAGATACTGCCGCCTGCTCAACCCCTATAGCGCCTTGTAGGGCGGCACTTCGTAAAGCCCGGTCTTCTGCACGAAGCGCAGAACGACGCTCTTGCGCCTGTGCCCCGAGGGCCGCGAGGTTTGCGACAGGATCTTTGGCGGCTTCAGCTAACTCCGACACAAAAGAGCCGCCTTTGCCACTACCTGAAGCAAGGTTTAATCCCAACTGACCAAGTTGAGAATAAAACATCATCTTATCTAATTTTTCTCGTTCAGCGGCCTCCGCATCGCGCTCCGCTTGGGAGTTAATTTGTTGGAACAACGGCAGTAAAGCTTCGTATTGCGTTGATACGTTATCTGCACTAAAAGTTAGGGCGGCACCACCTTTGTCAAACCTTTGAACAGCACCGCCATATCTAAAATTTTGTGGGGCGGGAGCCTCCTGCGCTCCTGCGGCCATCAAACTACCCACGCCCATGCCCATATCGGTAGGAGCGCCGTCAGCCGTGGTCATTTCCACGTCGCCCGCAATCTGTTGAACCAGAGCGCCGATCCCGCTGTCCATCATCCCCTCTTCCGTCATCATAATGACCGGCTGAACCATCGCGAGAACGGACTCTGGTGTCTGGTTTGCGTCAGATTGGCCGACATATCCGGCAAGCTCTTCGCGTCGAGCATCCAAAGGCCTATCGTTACCGCGCAACGCGTTGATAAGGTCTTCCGTAGACTGAGCGCCGTCAATCCCCGCCATCATTTTCTGCGCGTATTCGGCCCCAAGCTGTT